CTTCTTTCGGTACACTTGCAGACCCTTTCATTCCTTTTGAGTTCAGACGTAACACGGGAATGTTTACGGAAGAGGCGGCAATTGACCTTGTAAATGGTTCGTCTTTCATTACACAAACAATTACTTTGATTTTCCACCGCAGAGAAGCGGCTAAATCTAAGGCAATCAAAATCCTTGGTGAAGGACAACGTGACCTTGCTCTTGTAGTTGGTGACGCTAACGGAAAGTATTGGTATTTTCCAAACGCTCAATTAACTGCGGTTGCTGAAGGTTCAGGAACTGCCAAAGCAGACGGTTCTAAGTATTCAATTACGTTCGTAGCTGAAAACGAAAACCTTGCATTTGAAGTTGCAGCTGCTGAAATTCCAAATATCATTTAATAGGATTATCACAACACTAAATACTAAGGGGGGTTCACACTCCCCTTTTTTATTTAACCAACTTTTCGAGTGGTTACTTATTAAGGTAGTATGATATACATCGAACAAAACCAAAACAATACAATAGCTTTAACGCTAACGGAAAGTGCCACGATCACTGCACCGACTTGGTTGTTTAAATTCGTGTGGGAAATGGACCAAACACTTGACCCTATCTATTGGGTTGGTGTGGACTATTCGCAATATGTTAACCGCTATAACCTTTTCTTTTTGGAGGAAGGTGTTGACGTAACTTTGCGTATTGGTCAGTTTCGCTATTGGGTTTACGAAAGTCCAGTGCCTATTGTAGTTGACCCAAACACGAACGACAACGGATTGACGTTAGTTGAGGAAGGTCGTATGGTGGTCGAAGGTATATCAAATTCAATTTATGACTAATGGGTTTATTTGGAAAGTTTAAAAAAGACGACAGTCTTAAAATAGTTGACACGGGATACCAAAGTTTTAGTACTCCGTTCCTGCGTGTGCCTGAAGGCAATTTGTCTTTACCCTTTGTAGATGTGCGTTACACTACGCAAGGTTATATTCGTTTCGGAAATGACAACTTATATCCGCAGTATATGAACCAAATGTACTATATGTCACCACTTCACGGGTCAATTGTAGACTTTAAGACCAACGCAACTATAGGAGGTGGGTATACTTTCGATGAGTCGAAGTTGACGGATATGGAGAAAGTTGTTCTTTATGCCTTTGGTAAAAAGATAGGTTTCAAAGACACGCTAAAGACGATCACGAAAGACGTAATTCTACACGGACGTTGCTACTTTTTAATTGAGTTGAAAGGTGGGAAGACTTATAACGTGAAACGAGTAGCCCCCGAGAAGGTAAGAATAAACCAAACGAAAACTTTGTACGCAGTAAATGAAGATTGGCAGTTTGGTATGCAAATTAGAACCTTTGAACCATACCACCCGGAATGCAAAGACGGAACGTATCTTTATGCTTACGAACAAAAGAGCGTAGGACAAGACTACTATCCGCTACCGCAGTATACAAGTGCGTTAAACTTCGCCTTTTTGTCGGGTGAACTAAGCTACTTGCAGAAATCAAACATACAAAATTCAATCTTCCCGTCGTTTGCAATGATGTTTCCAAAGAAGCCGCAAGGTCCTGAAGAAATGCAGTTGATAAAAGACACGGTTTCTAAATTAAAAGGTGCGGAGAACGCAGGAAAAGCAGTCGCCTTCTTTGCTAATAACAAGGAGCAACTTCCAGAACTCGTTAACGTACCTACAAATAGTAACGATGAATTATTTAGGGGGGTTTCAGAGTTGAATACGGAGCAGATTTGTTTCGCTCACACGATTGACCCTATACTTTTGGGAGTGCGCACTACAGGTTCACTTGGTAGTGGTTCGGATATCAAACAAGCCTACGTTATCTTTGAAAAGAATACTATTATTCCTTTACGTGAAACCATTACGGATGTAATAAACGGACTTTTAAGAGCGGTTGGTATTAATGCAAAAGTAGAAATCACTAACTACCAAATTGTCAACGAAACTATTACAAGCGTAGACGAAAAGGGCAAAGACATTATAAACGCTTTGAACGCTATGAACCCGACATTAGCCGCTAAAGTTTTGGAAAATATGACAGCAAACGAAATACGGGAACTTGCATCTTTAGCTCCGTTACCTGACACTCAAACACCAGCGCAATGATTTACTTCGTAACTGAAAATTACCTAAAGGTAAACACACCTATAACTGCCAATGTAGACGTTACGGACGTTTTTCCCTATGTCAAACCAGCCGCTGATATGAGGCTACAAGCGATTCTTGGGACATATTTTTATAATTATTTGTTGGCTGCGTATAACGCTCAATCTTTAAACAACGACGAAGAACTACTTGTTGAAAAAATACAACCAGTTGTAGCGTGGAGGGCAGCCGAACAAGCAGCCTTCGGATTAACTTACCAACTTAAAAATAAAGGTATACAAACACAGTCGGGAGATTATTCTTCGAGCGTGTCCCAAGGTGAAACGGCTTTCGTTATGGACCACTACGGACAAATGGCTGCGTTCTACGAGAAAAGACTTACTAACTATTTGCTTACTAACAAAGCATTATTCCCTGAGTTTACGAGTGACCTAAACACGGACTCGGATATCAAGCCCGTAGGTGGTTGCGGCAATAGAGGCGACTACGACAACACGATGATGGTGATCTAATGGCAGACCAAGAAATAAATATAAAACTTAACGGGATAGCACAAATCCGTTCGGAACTTAAAGCCCTAAAAGGTGAACTTGCTAACGCAACCGACCCTAAACAAATGGCGGCACTTGCTGAAAAGGCGGGTGCATTAAGTGACCAACTGAAAGACGCTAACGAACAGGCCGCAGTCTTCGCTTCAGGTTCACGCTTCGAGCAGACGAGTAACGCGTTCGGCTTAATGCAATCTCAGTTAATGTCGATGGACTTTGAGGGTGCTGCAACCAGTGCTAAATTGTTCGCGGGCAACCTTGGAAAGATTGACGCTAAAACTATTTCGTCTTCCTTAAAAAGTATGGGGTCGACAATAGTGTCGGTTGGCGGTGCGTTTATGAAACTTGGAGCGCAGATTTTACTAAACCCTATTTTCTTAATTGCTGCCATTGTCGCGGGTATTGTTGCAGCGTTGTATATGTTAGCGGACAGACTCGGTTTCGTTACTAAGTTCATCGACTTTATGACCGCTGCGTTTAAGCCATTGATTGACGCGGTTAAGTGGTTTTTAGATTTATTGGGACTTACTTCTTTTGCAGCTGATGAGTCATTTGCTAAAACAAGTGACCAACTCGAAAAGGAAAAAGAAAAGCGTGAAGAGGTTATCGGACAAATGGACGACAAAATAGCCCTACTCGAAGCCGAAGGAAAAAGCACTATTGCACTACGAATAGAAAAGAATAAATACTTTGCTGAAGAAATCGCGAACCAGGCGAAACTTCTTGAGTTTATGGACAATTCGTTTTTGAACCAAACCAAGTTATACAAAACAGCGGTTAAAGAAAACAAGACCAAAGCCAAAGAAATAAAGATTGAGGAAGTTAAACTCAATCAGGAAGTCAAAGCCGAACAAGAAAAAGCCGCCGCAGATTACGAACAATTTTTAGCGGATAGGTTAGCGGCAAGACGTTTAATCCAAGACGTTGAATTGAGCGTTGCAAAAGACGGAATAGAAAAGGAACTACTTGCTAATAAATACAAGTACGACCGTATGCGTCAAGACTTGTTAACGAACAAAAAACTTACGGATGATGTGCGAATCAAACTTGATAAACTATACATTCAACAAAGTATAGATGCTGCTAACGATATTAATGATAAATACGTTAACGAAGAAAAAAAGAAACAAGCCGAACTTAACAAAGTAATTAAAGACGCTCAACTTTTACAAGCCCAAGAGCGAGAGGACTTCTTTGCACTATACGACCAAAACACCCGTAGCGCACAACAACTCGAAGAGGACGCAGTTCGTGAAAAATACTTTAACCTAATTACCCTTGCCGAACAAAACGGATTAGATACCATTGAGTTAAAGAAACGACAAGAAGCCGAAATAGCCGATATTGAAAAAGCCGCACGGGAGAAAAAAGCCGCAGAAGAGAAAGCCGAGTTTGACCGCAAAGTAAAAATTGCCGAAGACTACGCTAACTCGGTTAATAACCTTGCCGAAACAGTGTTTACTATCTCAAATTCTCTTGGAAAACAAGACGATATAAGCAAAGAAAAACGTGCAAAGCGTCAGTTCCAAGTTCAGAAAACAATGCAGTTATCTATGGCTATTCTTGACGGATACAAAGCGGCTGCGGCTTCAATAGCTGCAAACCCTCCCGTCACTCCGATAGGTATTGCTGCACTCATTGCTACTATATCGGCCTCGGTTGGTGCAATAGCAAAGATAGCAAGTACTCAATACGGGGCTAAAAGTTCAGGTGGTGGCGGTGGTGCTGCGGCAGGAGGTGGCGGTGGTGCAACTCCTGCAACAAATAGTACCCCTTCGTTCTCACTATTCGGACAAGGTAACAATATGAACACGACAAGCGCACCGAAAGACCAAGAGAATACAATGACCGTTAAGGCAATAGTTGTTGAAAGTGACGTAACAAGCACCCAAAACAAGGTTAAGAAAATGCAAGAAAACGCTACACTATGACAAGCTACATAACACTACTTAGTAAGATTGAGCAGTTTTGTAACGCTCACTTGCAGATTAAGAAATACGGGGGTGAATTTCGAGAACAAATGCCGAACTTTTCTACTCAAAACGAGAAGTACCCCGTTGTTTTTGTCGAACCTATTAGCGACCTCGAAGACCTAAACACGAACCAATTTTCTATTAACGTTTATTGCGTCGATATAATCCAAAAAGACCGAGTAAACTTAAACACTATTGTAAGCGACTGCCAACTTATCCTAAAAGATATGTACGTCTATTACATTAATGACATGGACGCTCAACTTGACGTAGTAGGTACTTCGACAATGACACCCGTAAATAACTTTGACTCGGATTACGTG